GACCCTTTGCATTTAATAATAACTGGAGCACAAGATATAAATATGAATGTATTACTTACTAGATATGCTTCTGAAGAACGTGGAGGAGAGCCGGGCGATATTTATTTTGATGTTACTTTTAGAGAATGGAAAAATATTGCTGTTCGCACAGAAAGTGAAGAACAACAAAGTAAAAGAGTAGCTATAAAAGAACGTCCAAAACTTGTAAAAATAAAAACAGATGATGATTTATTTGGTACAGAAGAAAGTTTATGGAAAATAGCAAAACAACATTATGGAAATGGTGAAAGTTGGAGTAAGATAGCAGAAGCAAATGTTGGTAAAATAGCAAAGCAGGTGATTTTACCTTGATTGTAAAACCTAGTGTATGCCGATATGATGTAATATTACAAAATAAATATTTTTTAAGAGAATGTATACAAAGTCTAACTTTAGAAGATAGACTTGATGAAGTTGCTTATTGTGGAAAAGTAAAACTTGCTGTTCCAGATGACCAATTTACAGGACTTCCAATAATTACTCCGGGAATGGAAATTCGTGTTAGTGGTACAAAATTTGGTGAAGATAAATATTCTTATTTACTTCATCCAGGTGTAGTTTGGGATGTTGAAATTGATAATAATGCACGTAGAAATTGGAATTTAATAATTTACGACCGAACGATATATTTATCTAAATCCGAGGACCAATTTTTATTTAAAGAAGGAACAACAGCCAGCGACCGTATAAAACAAATATGTAGTGAATGGAATATACCAATATTAAATATTACAGATACAAAACAAGCCCTTGCACAAGATGTTGTAAGGGCTAAATCTTTATGGAATATTATTCAGGACCAACTAAAGGAAACCGCTGAAAAATCTGGTAAGCTGTTTACTGTGCGTATGCAACCAGATGGGCTAGAATTATTTGAAATAGGTTCTAATGCAGACCCATGGGTTTTTGAATTTGCTGTTAATTTACAAAGTGTTAGACAAAAGCAAACACTTAATGGTGCAGTTACTAAAGTAAAAGTATTAGGCAAAGAAGAAAAAGGTTCTACAGCCCCAATAGAGTTTGAAACAAATGCTGATACTGATAAATACGGGACAATACAAAAAGTTATTCCGTATAAAAAAGGATTGGATACTAATGCTATACAACAAAAAGCTGCAAATACTTTAACTGGTATTCAAGAAACAGTTACAGTTGAGGCAATAGATATAAATACTATTCGCAAGGGAGATAAGGTAATTGTACAAGGTTGGGATGATGGATTATATGTAATTAGTGTAAAACATAATTGCAACAGTCCCGGAACAATGCAAATGGAGCTTGCTTCACTTGAGTATATAAGGAGGAGATATTATCGAAGCGAAAAATCCTTTTAAAGAATTAGCTGCACTTATTGATGAACAAGCTCAAAAAAGAGTTAATGAAGGATTTACAGGGCAGTGGATTACATCACAAATTGGCACAGTTACGGCTAAAGGTGTAATTATAGACGGATTTCCTTTTGAATTGACTAATATATATGTAAATCGTGCTTGTACATTATCTGAACCACATATGACCGATACAAAAAAAGTAAGTGGTGGTAGTGGAGATGCACAATATGAAAGTCATAGTCATCCAGTTATAACTCCTACTCCCATATTGCCATTACATATTGGAGATAGGGTAAAAGTAACTCCTATTAATGGTGGACAATATTGGTGTATAGATTGTGTTATAGTTCCGTTTACAGGTGGTGCTTAATTATGCCAGATTTATTTCCAACTGTTGGAGTAACTTCATCAACATACGTTGATGAAATGGCTTCTGATAAAATTAATTATGGAAAAACAGTACAATTTGATTTTGAAAAACATGAATTTATATTAAGTCCTACTGGCAGGCAAAAAACTGTTACTGGTTCACAAGCTTGGGCTGAATGGTGTGTAAAAGCCTTATCTTCTGAACGCTATAAATATCTTATTTATAGCGATAATTATGGAGAAGAAATAGATACTTTATTAGGTAAAAGTTATCCTAAAAAAGTAATTGAATCTGAAATAAAACGTATGGTAAAAGATTGTTTACTCGCAGATAAACGAACCGCAAGTGTAGATGATTTTAACTTTACATGGATTGATGACGGAATAATATTTTCTTGTTCTGTAAAAAATATTATCGGTGAAAATATTACTATATCAAGAACGGTGGTGAGACAGTGAGTGAAAGTGATATTGATTATTTAAATGGAGAAATGACAACCGAGGAAGCTATACGTAATCGTATGCTTTCTCGTATTTCTAATGAATGGGATAAAACAGAAGGTAGTTATATATATGACAGTATATCCCCAGTTTCCATTGAAATGGTATTTATAGCCATGATGGCAAAAAAAATTCTTAAACAAGGTTTTATTCAAACGGCAGAAGGAATTTTTTTAGATTATAGAAGCGATGAACATGGATTATTTAGAAAAGAAGCAACATATGCAACAGGAAAAATAAAAATAGTTGGTAATATAGGTGCAAAGATACCTAAAGGATTAAAAGTTGCTACAGAAGCTGATACAGTATTAGATATACAATCTGTAGAATTTCTTACGACTGAAGATGTAGTAATTTCCGAAGAAGGATATGTGTATGCATCTATACAAGCTATGACTGCTGGAAGTATTGGTAATGTAACAGCAAATAAGATTATTGTTGTTATGGAAAGTAATAGTAATATAACATCTGTAACTAATGAAGAACAAACGCTAGGTGGAACAGATATTGAATTAGATGATAATTTAAGAAGCAGAACTTTAGATTATGTACGGACACCAGGTACTAGTGGAAATGAACAAAATTATAAACAATGGGCGTTATCTGTACCTGGTGTAGTAGCTGTACATGTTATCCCTTTATGGAATGGCAATGGCACAGTAAAAGTTGTAATATTGGGCGGTGATAATAAGCCTGCTACAGAAGAACTTGTAAAAACTGTTACTGAATATATAAGTGGATATGACAATAATGGCTATAGACGTTCTCCGATTGGTGCTCTTGTTACTGTAGTTAGTGCTATACCTGTAACTATAAATATAAAAGCTAATATAGTTATTGATAAAGAAGTAACTACATTAGAAAAAGTTAAGACATTATTTGAAAGCAATATGGAAGAATATATAAAAGAAAATGCTTTTAATTCTAATACAATATATATTTCTAAGATTGGAGGTATATTAATAAATACAAATGGTGTATTAGATTATTCTGATTTGCAAGTAAATGATGATAGTATAAATATACCCATTACCACTGAACAAGTTGCTGTTATTGGTGAGGTGGAACTAAGTGAAAAGTAAAAAAGGCAAAGAAATGCTTACTTTTACTGATTGGTATTATCAAGAAAGTAAAATAATGCAAAGTATTTTAGATACGCAAGGTATTGAAATAGATGCTGTACGAGATAAATTAAAGGATATTTTAAATCAATTTTATGTCGATACGGCAACATGGGGCTTAGATTTATGGGAAAAAGAGCTAAATATACAAGATACTAGCGGTGATTATGCTGAAAGAAGAAATCGTATAAAATTATATTTAGCAAAA